TGTAAGAATTGAGTTACGCGGTCCCCTATCGGCATTTGAGAAGAAGCATTCTGGGGATTAATTTTTTTGGCTGCCTCGCGGTTAGCCTCTTGATATTGATTACTAACCATCTGACCTTGATTAGACCACCCACCGGGTAGCATTCCCTGTCGTTGAACCCCATCAACAACCCCCATCTGACTATAGTCAAACCCAGATGGGCCGCACTGCTGGTTCATCATTGACCTTGCCCAACCTCTGTCAACATTCTAAGGAAATTTTGAACTTTTTCATTAGTGCTTTCAGGAGCAACGCCTTCCATCTCTGGTTGCGTCATCTGTACCGGCTGCTGTCCTTCTAAAGGCATTTGGGTTAAAGGTGCAGATCCAGCTGCCCCTGTAGGTGGCATATCTCTGTAATCACGATACCTATTGTTAAAGTAATCTACTGATTGAGCGTAACCAGATTGATCGGGTTTCAACTTAGCTGCAAGACTCGGATTTGCTTGCGCCCATATCTGTAATCCTAATTGTTCTTTAGATGGTCCAGCAACAGTATTCATGTAACGTGAAAGCTCAGCCCTGTATTGATCGCTTTGTGTAGGGTCTGCGGTAACGCCGTCCCTTGTACCTAGAACAACAGGTACAGTACCCGCTCCTAATCCAACTCCACCGCCAAGATTTGGGCGTTGTATTGGCGGTTTGAAATTACCTTTAAAGGCATCAGTAACCATTCTATTAGCAGCTTCAGTAGCAGCAATCCTTTGAGCACCTTCCATAAGGCTTAACTCTGGCTGACCCTTTAATGCTCCAAGTTTATTGGTCACATATCCGTAAGCTTCAGGGGACATTAAATTTTTACCGGCATTAATTCCGGTGGTAATACCAGCTGCCCATGAAGGTAATGCAGGTACCGGTTTGCTGGGGAATCGTTCTGAAAGATATTTATTTGCAGTCATCTGTGCAGCTTGATCTGCTGCGTATTTTTTAACTCCTTGAAGAAACTGACTATTAACCGGCATGACTGCACTTAGCTTTCTTACAATAATACTATCCAAAAACTTTTGTATGCCAGAAATTCTTGTGAAAAAATACGATACTGGCGTAAAGATATTTAAAACCAAGGACACAAGAGGTTTTGACATATACTTAACCTGTAGGCCTAGTGGTGATATTTGCCGTTGTTCCGGTTCTTTATATATCGCAACGACACATGCGGAAAACTTTAACATTATTGAGAGAAAAGAACCGTGGCCATGCGCCTAAAGTTGGTAGTACAACAGTTCTACAGGTGAGTTGATAGGGTTCTGACATTGGGTGACAACCGACTGTGCTGCAGTGGGTCTGGTGAGCGAGTTGGCTAATTCGTAATAAGGTGTCGCCGCTCAGAACTCCTATAGAGAAAAAAAGAGGTCGTGCCTAGCACACAGCGATAGGGTTGTTATGGTGTCTGTTAGGCACTACCCCTTTTTCTTTCTATAGTAATTAAGAGTGGCATCAATTTCTTCGGCGTACGTGGCGGTATCCTTGACATCCATTGCAGCGCAGGCTATTGTCAGGCAGCGCGGAACCCTATCAACTTGCTTAACGCCAAAAAAACAGGAAAATTTTTTGTTGAGCGGGGTCTAGGAACCGAAGACCTGGTTTGGATCCTTAAGTGTTTAAAACTGTTGAAGGAGCGGCTCCCAGACGACTGCTGCTGGCCCCTGGACAAGATCAACCACGCCTTCTTCCACGGGTTTACACTCCAGCGTAAGAATCCCTTTGAGGACCACTCAACGTCGACTAAGGCTCCTACTGGTAGGCCTCGCTACAGAGGTAGGGATGCACGGGCTTTAATTCTGGCTATTGCTGGTAGGTATGGGGAGTCAGGGCAAGTCATAGTACGAACTGCCTCTTGTTCTTCCCCTTACTGTGTTAACCCTAACCATTACTACTGGGGAACTAAAAGCGATGTTCAGTTGGAGCGGTTGAGGCGCAACGGAACTTCTTTATCGTATGCAACAATTAAAGAAATCAGGACCCTAAGGAATACTGATCCACAGCGATACACCTATCAAAAACTTTCCGAAGAATTTCATTTTTCTTATAGCGTTATACGTGGAATTTGTAATAAAGGTATTTACTTACCGTCCAATCCAGTAGCGCAGAAGCTTGTTATAGTTCCAGAGAGGCTGGGCGTCAGCTCTGAATCCATTGAAATTACAGAAGAGGATGTAATGGACTACTCGAACACTGAATGCATATGGGGGCACAAGGGGAAGTTTGGATTAATGGGAGAATGTTTGACCTGTATGGAAGAAATAGAAAAAGGAAAATGTGAAATAAATCTTAAATCTTTTGCTTTTGATAAATATTGGACCGTCCGTAGTTTTTGGGACAAGGTAGAAATACCGAAGGACTTAGACACCAAAAAATGCTGGGTTTGGAAAGGCGGCAGAAAACCTAACAATGAAACAGTTGCGTATATGCCTAGCCCTTTTCATTCTGCTAAAGCTCAAACAGCGCCACGTGTTGCTTTCTGGGTCTCAAGGGGTTATACGGGAAAGTACAGAATTATGCACACACAAAATTGTGAACCCGGTTGCTGTAATCCAACCCATTTAACAATAAAAGGATTAAAGTTAGGAGATCAGCCAGAGCGGCTTACTAACTACGATCTTACCTATGGAAACATCTTTGAACAAGTCAGAAAAAGTAACGCAGAAACGCAGTGAAATTTTACTTACCTGCTACCACGGAATAAATCCAAAATGGATTGGAGTAGTAGTTATAGGGCCAAATAACCACTGGACAGAACCTAACACTGATAAAAATGAAGTAAAAAGTGATTTACGTATATTAGAAAAAAGATTAAATTATGAGTTAATAGAAACAACAGAAATGGAAGGGTTTTACCCTGAACGCGCTACAATAATAGAAGAAAAATATCAAGCAAGTGGTAGGAACAACGGCCTATACACTGGCTTAAATTTAATCAATGGCACTATACCTGACAGCACTTCCGACTAACCTAGGATTTACAAACCTTGGTACAGTTCAGGCCTACCCGACTGGTGGTACGGGGCCAACTGCTTATGGTCCAACAAGTTATTTTGGCAGTGACCCGCTACCACCGAGACCTGGCGATAGTGTTAACAACCCAATTAACCTCGGTGATTTAAGTTCATTTACTTCTATCTCTAAGTCGTTAACAATATCAAATTCTCATGGTGGCCTAACAAGAATTCAAACAACATTTTATAAAATGCGTTTACTACAAGCGCGTGCAATACAGTTTACACAGAACTTTAGCCAAACTTCTTACGACTCCAAAACAAATAGAAATACAATACTTTCGTTTTACGTAATTGAAGACGGTACGCACAGAAGAGAGCTCCCAATAAACTCAAATGGCTATGTGTACGATATGTCAGGTGTTCCGTATTCTGATTCAGATACGGACATAGTTGAAAACCAGTCAAAAGATTATCCAAACATTATGCTTGCACCTGGAGATTATTTATTTTTAATAACAAATGATATTCGTTACATTGAAACAACTTACTCAATTGGATTAATAACATCTATTAATGATTGGGGGTACTCCGATGAAACATCTGAAAAAGATATTAACTTTGATACAATAACAGCAGCAGTAGACCTTGCGTTTGATTTTGGCGGCGTGACTTAGTTTATGCTACGCTATTAGTAGCAAACCACTTGTACCATGAAAGTTGTCACTGTTGAGCAGCTTCAGTCAGATTTTGACGCTATCATGGACGATGTTGTTATAAATTTAGAACATTATAAAATTACCACTGAAACTTCTGCAGTGATGCTTCTTCCAATGGAGTCTTACGGAATATTGCTTGAGGCCTATGACGAGTGGATAGAAACAGAAAAACTGTCAACTACTGTTTAATAATTATTAACTATATTGACTAAAAACCTGTCCGGCTAATCTACCACTAAATTTATTAGCTGCTATATCATCTCCTAAAGGAATATCTTTTTCTTTAAGCCATTTTTCAATTTCATCATCTGTAAAACGATCTGATTCTGGCAAAGAAGATGATGTAGCCGCTTCATAATCTTTTGTTCCAAAAATTCCTGGATCATTACCTCCTTTAGTGCTTAGTGTGTTCAATCTAGGCGCACGCGCAAAAAAGTCAGAGCTTGCTTCTTGTATTTGGTTTTTCCCTACGCTGTCTTTTAAGAATCGTTTAGCGGCTGGAGTTGTTGCAGGTGAAGGTGCAGGTGCAGGAGCCGTTCCTGCTGCTGGAGTTGTTGCAGGTGCAGGTGCAGGTGCAGGTGCAGGTGCAGGTGCAGGTGTAGGTGCAGGTGTAGGTGCAGGAGCCGTTCCTGCTGCTGGAGTTGTTGCAGGTGCAGGTGTTGTTCCCGCTGCTGCTGCTGCTGCTGCTGCTTTAGCGGTTAAATCTGCTCTTGCTTTTTCAACGGCAGCAACGTCCTCACTTGGAGTAGAAGGAGAAGGAGAAGGAGAAGGAGAAGGAGAAGGAGAAGGAGCAGGAGAAGGAGCAGCTTTTGTTGGAGTAAAGAAGGAACCCTCTTTTCTGTAACCCTTACCTCCCAAGGATTTAATTTCTTCTACATCAGAAGTATACATATGTCGATTTAGTTCAGGATTATAAAAACGTTGTACTTCTTGTGTATCTGCTTGAGCAGTATCATAAACCTTACCTACATCACCTTCATAATTAAATCCTTGAGAAATTGCTGAATCTCTTTCTTCTTTTGATGTTGTAAATAAATGGTTAGGTCCCCCTGGCGTATTCCCTGGTCTATACAAACGATATAAAGTACTTGCACCCGCAGTGGTATCGCCAGGGTCCAGTGTTTTGAATGCGGTATCACCCTCTTTCACAAAACCACCCAATAATTCTTTGTCTGGGTCTGCGCTATAAAAATGTTGTTGAGTGCTTGGATTATAGTAACGATTAAATTCACGTAACTTAGAACCGGCTGCAGTTGTCGAAGTTGTATTGTTTTTTACTGTGTCAAGATAATCTTTCTGTTTCTCGTCAGCAATTGTAGTTGCTGCTGTGGTTGCGGTTTTGTATAAAAGTTCTTTAGGAATACCAGTGGTTTCAGCTAAATATTTATCTCCTTTAGGAAGAGAAGATAAATAAGTTGCAGCGGCTTGGTATTTTGTTTGTTCCTGAGTTTCGCGTAAATCTTTATCTGTTCCTACAGCTGCTTCACGGCTTGCTTTACTAGCAGCACCCATGGCTTGAAGGCTTTTTAAATATTTCTCGCCAACAGCAAACGCCTCTGGAGTTGTAATAGAACGATACAAGGAAGGCGCTGTAGGCGCGGGCATTATTACCGTAGGCGCGGTTGATTTCTTGCTTCCCATAATTACCTATTTTTTTACATGGATCTCTATACTGATATTACTACTAATAAACTGCGCCAGGTGAGTAACCCCTATTGCCCCAAGGGGCATGAAGACAAGAAACAAAATCAGCTCGGCATAGGTGATGGTCTTTTTCATGGGGAGGAGAACCCTTTACATATGGACCAGTTTAACGAACTATTGGCTAATATGTCTACAAAGGTTATGCATTCATTAATGACTCAGCAAGAAAAACAAATAGCAAAGGCTTTTTGGGAAGCTTGCAATTACGGAGGACGGCCAAAACCAGGGGATTTAAAAAACATGGAAGACAAGAGAATTTATTATGCATGGGTACTACGTATTACGCATGCAATACAATGTGACAAGTTCCTAAAAAACGTTAAGATACCTATAGAAATGTAATGGAACACCATGTTGACAGATTATTTGATCAAAGAGGGGGAGCTACCGGCATTATCGCCAGTAAAGAAAACTTCTATTGATCCTAATAAATACGTAAGTTATAGGTTTAACGGTCTAACTATTTCAGAAGTCACAGTTGAGAATAGTAAAGAAAAATTAGTACCCTCGTTAGCAGACCAGGTAGAAATGTTTTTGCCGCCGTCAGGTAGCTTTGAAGACGCGGATTTAAGAAGGTATTTAGAACTTGTTTGTAGCTACGAAACATCCACAAATGATTTGGTTTTGGGGCTATCACTTGCTGATCAAATAAGAATATGTTTTAGCGACATGGTACCGGCAAAAATATGTGCTAAATTTCCTGACATTGACCTTGCAACAAAACGAAGATATAGATGTGTTGCAGAATATTTGATTCGGCAAGAAGAATTAATTAAGATGAGAGACGAGTCAGGAAAATTAATTAAGGAAGTAGGCAATCTTGGTAAAATGGTGGTAATTTATAGGCCGCTGCCTAAAATAAGAGAAACATTGAAACGCTCAGGGCTGTCTGCATTTATAAAGCAAGCCCCAAGTGGTACTGAAACGAAATAATTTTCCGGTTATCCGACCTGTTTTTTTATTTTTTCTTTGTTATTATCGTTATTAACTTACAACTTTAAAAATGACTGACTACAGGAAACAAAAACTAGATAAATTAGCAGGCAACACGCCTACTGAAACAGAACGTGTGCTGACCAAGCTTGTCATTGAAAGGGTTTGCGACGACATGTGTGATTTTTATGATCGGTTTTACTATTTTGAAGGCCCCGGAGCTATGGTTTATGTTCCAACAGCCAAAGAAGAAAAAGATTCAATGTTTTACATGTCTGTTGCAGCATTAATTGCTGCCAGAGAAGATTTCCAGTCAAAAGATATGGATGGAGTTGCCGAGATAATGCGTAAAGCTATTGTTAAAGCTGAGGCACTTGACTTAGAAAAAGAAGCTTTATTTATTATTCAAGATCCGCAACACATGTCATTGCTCCATTATAAACGTGAAAAAGGTGTTGCCAATCTTGTCCCCACATGAGTTATTACAAAAACCTACCTCGCCATTTATTTCTTACAAGAATTTTACGAATTGAGGAGGACTGGTTAACTCCTGTTGAATACTTACCTTATATATATGCTTTACTCGGTGACATTGACTTGGACCCATGCACAACAGAACACGCTAATAAAGAATATTTACGTGCAAAAAAGATTTACACATTAAAAGAAGATGGTTTAAATACTCATGAACAGTGGTTAGGAAAAACATATCTATTCCCCCCTACATACGGACGTTGCTCATTTAATAAACAACGTGGTACATGGAGGTGGGGATTGAAAGGAGGTCACACCGGTAAGTCTCCCTCTTCTATTTGGTTTAAAAGATTAGAAAAAGAATGGAAACTTCGTAATGTTTCAGAAGCTTTATTTTTTTCTACTAGCCATGAAATATTAAGAAGCTGCCCGGAGATATGGGACTATCCAGTGTGTATACCAAAAGATAGAGCAAGGCTAATACACGGTAAATTTATGAAGGTCTTAGGCGCCCCATTCACGTGGGGGTTTTTTGTTTACTTGCCTAGAACGGATTTAGGTTTTAATCAAATTGAAAGGTTCCAACAAATTTTTTCTAATATAGGTAAAATCATCTGTTAAACAAGCTGGCGCGAAACGCATTTCTAAATCCATAGGTAGTGTCACCCGGCCCAGACATGATAAACCTATCCTCATCTTGACCATCTGAGGCAGTATTTTGCCTAATTAAATCTTTTGAATTGTTTATATATCTAGTTAAAAATCTTTTACCAGAAGTATTGTCGGATACACTTGAACCGTTGGGGCCATCAGTTTCCTCGAACCGATTATCAACATCATAATCCTGACTTGTTTCTAATTTCATGCTAGTATTTGGGCAGATGCACTTACTGCCGTGATTACTTTTCAGTCTACCCCAGGTGAGGATACTATCTCTTTTGACTCTGCCAATCCAGGTTGTAATTTTCCCACTGGTAGTTTTGATTGGTATGCAGACGACAACTGGGAGACAGAAGCTAAAAATACCTTTTCTACAGCTAACTTAATTTCAAATAAGTTAAGCGAAGGCGTTTTGGATAACGTTTACGCACCAGCGCATTATACAAAAAATGAAGATATAGAATGTATAGAAGCAATTAAAGCGGCATTAGGAACCGAAAAATTTCGTGGCTACTGTCAAGGCAATGTAATAAAGTATGTGTGGCGTGCTGACCACAAAAACAATACTTTAGAAGATCTAAAAAAAAGCCGGTGGTATTTAGATAGGCTTATTGCTTCTCATGAAAATAATTAAATAGTTTTGTTAGAACCAAGGCAACCCTGTTCTTGGTTCCAGTAACGCCAGAAACGCCGCAAAGTTTCTTGGGATGGATCAAATTCAAGTAATTTGCGTTCTAGATATTCAACTGCTTTTACTTGGTTTGGCGTACCTAAATAACTTTCTCCTATGTTTAGAAGGCATTGATTAAGTTTGCATTTATGTTCAAAAAATAAGGGTACCTCTTTATCAGGTGCCATGTACATGTTTAGTTCCACGCGGCGGCGTTCTTTTAACTTATTATCAGCGCCAAAATAAATTGAATTTATTAGTGGACTCCATTCCTTAATAATCAAATTCTTACTGGCGTAAGAATTTATTAACTCAAGTAAATAAGATTCTTTAAAAGCAGCTAGGCCTACGCTATGAGCATAGCTTAATAGTGCAGCTCTTTTTTTATTATTTAAACTTACAAGTACATAAGCCTGCACCTTCTCGGCAAAAGGTTTGAGGTCTTCTATTAATTGATTGTTTACTTCTTTTATTGTAGCTTTAGTGTGCCAGTTAACTGCACGATTTTTAATTTTCTCACTCCCGTAACCAATTTTGTAGTGATCAGCTCCCTCTTCTTTATAGCAGCCAAAACGTCCAGAACCTAAGTAAATTCTTGGCGTTGTATATAATTGTATTAATTTTATTCCGTCCTGATTAAAAAATAAAGGTAAAGTTTCCTTATGGGACAACAACGCTACCGTTGTAAGCGACTTCTGAATACCCATCTAGCTCCAGGAGGACAATGTAGTTTTTCGTTGCATCTGTTACGGTAACAGCAACTACGCCTTTACTGCGACCATCTTTTGCTATGTTAGCAAAAGTTTTGTACCCTGCCGGTGCGGTAGAACCATTGTAAACGTCTTCTTGAAAGATTTCCATGGTATTGACACCATTACTTCTGTCTAACGTAACTATTAGACTACCTGTACTGGCTGGGTTAACGCGAAAGCCTCTAATGTTCAGGCCAGGGGTTGAAGATGCTGACGTTGTTCCTTGGTAGGTAACTTCGCTTCCAGCATTAACAAAGAAATTGTCAAGGGTACCTTTGATTGTTCTAGTAGGCATGGTAATTAGGAGAGTTGGCTTTTTGTCAGGTAGTTAAACTTAATTTCAGCGTCTATGCCATGTTCTTTCATGATACCAAAGAACAACTGTTTGTCCATCATTTTTTGATGAAGCATGTCAATAAACGCTTCTTCTAGTTCGTCTCTGTCAAGTTGTTTTAAGCTCAGCGCAGCAGCATGTAAAGCAAACTGTGCATCCACTGGTAGCTCTAAGGCGTGAGTGTCCATCGGCTTTCCAACTTATACTGTTATTTTAGCAGTTCTAAGTTGCTTTGTCGCTTGTTCTCTAGGATAAACCAGAGTTGACCCTTGTTAACGTTTTACATTTACCAAGGCGTTCCATACTTGTTTGGCAAGAACGTAATCCATTTTTGCTCCATTGCTTGTTTAGGCATATTGTGCCTAAAGCATAGGTACTTCCAAAGATTAATCCTGACAAAAGGATAAGAGCAAACACTTGCAAACCTGCTTTAAAACTACTATATTTTAAACAACCCTACACTCAACACATAGTGATTAATAGTACAGTAACAACTGAGTTTATAAAGGCGGCTGTTGCCGGAGTAAGTAAAACTCAAGTACTTCGCTACTTTAAAGAAAAATATAAATTTACAAATAACGATATTAAAGAGCTTATAGAATCCTGTTCTTTCAACGAGAAACCAAAAAAAATTGATTATGACTTGTTTTCTAATCGACCAATAACAAAAATAAAACAGGATATAAACTTCCCTTTTACTCAAATTTTTATACATAAGAATTTTTTATCGCCAGAAACATGCAAACAGCTGATAGAAATAATTAACGATAAGGCAAGGCCGTCTACGATTGCTAATCCAAGTGATCAAGTTGTTACGTCTGACTATAGAACAAGTAAGACTACTGATCTGCACTATTTTTATTCACCATTTTTAAATTCTTTGGATTGGAAAATCTGTCAATTTATGGACCTAGAACCATTTATCGGCGAAACACTACAAGGGCAAAGCTATTTACCCGGTGAATATTATAAGGAGCATCATGATTTCTTTCATCCTAAAACAAAAGAGTTTTCTATATATACAGAATGGATGGGGCAACGTACATGGACTGTTATGTGCTATTTAAATGATGTAGAGACAGGAGGAGAGACTTATTTTAAACACCTGAAACTGAAGGTTAAACCCGAAAAAGGAACGGCTGTTATTTGGAATAATCTATATAGAAACGGTATGCCTAATTATAAAACACTTCACGAAGCGTTGCCACCAATAAGCAACAATAAGTATGTAATCACAAAGTGGTTTAGGTCTTGGTCATTAATTTAATTAGCAGCAATATTAAAAGAGACCAAAGCGGACGTGCCGCCCACTTCATCAAAAAAGTTAGCACGTAGTTTTTTTACAGGAAAACCACTGACATAAAAAATATATGTTCCATTGCCAGTAATTCTCTCAGATCTCATAACTCCAAAGTTTATTCCATCTATACTACCCTCCAAATTAATATCCACGTGATTATTTATATCTGTAACTGTTACAGACAAGGTATAGTTTCTAGTAGATAAATAATTTACAGTATAAACATCAACAGATTCTGTAACACCTGGACTTGATAATACTGGAAAACTAAAAAATACTGTTTGTTGATAACCTTCAAAATAACTCATATTTTAACGAGCACCTATAACAAAAGAGACTGTCGGACTGCCAGACGATATTGTAACCAAGTTACATCTAATATATTTCAAAGGGATATTTGTATAGTTAACAAAAGTCGTACCATTAGAGCTAATAGTTGTGTTCCCTGATGAATTTAAATTAAAAAAGTTAATACCATCAAGACTACCTTCAGCCTTGAAAACAATATTGCTTCCAATAGAAGCAACAGTAACTTGAATTACATAATTAGTTAAAGAAGAAATATTCTGTTCAGCTACTTGAAAAACCTCTGTTGTACCTGTTGTTGTAAGAGGTGTAGCTTTAAAAAAGACGCTATCAATAAAACTAGGATCAAAGCTCATAATTTATTTTTTGTAATCTAGGTTGGATTTTAGCAGCCATTGATTTTTTTTATGTACTCTGGCACGTTCGACACCAAGGTCTAAGGTTAACTGGTCTCCAATGGAATTAGATTCAGTAATTAAATCGTTAAAATTACAAGCTAGTGTATCGTGATTTGCAGATATCTGTAGGATAATTTTTTCTTGGTTGAAACAATCTTCAAACGGTAACTCAGGCATATTTGAATATGTTAAATCCATTACTGTTTTAGGCGTCGCAATGCCTAAAGAACGAATATGTTCAGCGATTGTGTCTATGCCTTCCTCCATTTCGCGGTATATTTTTTCCGTCAACAAATGAATTCCATAGAATTTACCTCCCATTAGTCCCCAATGGACAAGCTGAGTTTGGTGGTAAACATTCACGGAATCCCTTAGGCACTGCACCAGTAGGCAGTAGCAGGAAGTTTTTTTATCGGTTAGGTCTTTTACCATTTAAATCACCAAAGGTGTGAGCACGCCCAGTATTTAGGCGTATTTTTATCCATAGGTTTATCACATCCCATTCTAGCCCTAAAATTTTTTCTGCGTTCTTTATCTCCGTGTTGGGTGTAGTCCTCGTAACCTCTACGCCCATAACGAACTATAGCTTCTTCCCCGTCGTGACAAGACTTAACAACCCATTTATGGGTATCGCCAGCTGGCGCACGTTGCGGCTTATTGCACTTCATGTGCTCTTTTGATAAACGCTTAGCTTTAGCGTGGTCTGCCATATCTACATTCGACCGGCTAAATTGGTTGCTACATCCTGAGGTACAGCGCCTTTATCCGCAATTTCAAATGGGTCTGGCCTTCTGTAGGAATTTAATTTTTGAACATAGCCAGCAAGGAACTCAGATGGAACCATTGATGGTTGTTGTCTATCAGGTTGCGATCCATCCAACATATGCATCCTCACAAATATACGGAATAGCCTGATGAGCGGCGGCTAGGTTTAAGGACTTTGGTTTCTGCTCTGTCCATTCTTTAATCTTATCAGCCCTTTCTTTAGTGTATTTAGGATTACTGTCCGTATACCATAAATCAAGTTTTTGAGATCCTTTAGAGGAGTTACAAGAACAGCAACAACAAGCAAGATTATTTCTTGAGTTGTGTCCGCCCTTATGTTTTGGAACAATGTGATCAATCGTAGCGGTATTATGACAAAGTTGTTTTTCGCAATAAGCGCAGTTCCACCTCCACGCCTCAAAAATACTTTGACGGAATTTTTTTCGAGCAAGTTTTGGAGTAAGAACAATTAGTTCAGCTAAGAATTCGTTCTCAGTGTGAAACACGGTACGCTCATGCTTCTAAATAAAAGATATGGCGCATACATCTGTATACGTACTAACAATAAAATACAAGGTGTAATGTAAACTACATCGGTATCGTTAATCCGGGCTCATAATTTGACATGCCTCTAAAATTTGTTTGTTGGCTTTTTCCTCTAGTTGTTGTTTTAAAATATTAAGAACTTCTAAAGCCCCTTGAACTTTTAAATAACCCTCTTTACTGGAAATTAAATTGGACTCTGCTGTTCTAATTTCTGACGTTAGTAACTTTAACTGTTCCTGCAATCCTTTCTCAAGTTCTAACACGTTTTCAATCATCAGACTAAGATAACTACTTAGATACTAACAGATTCTTAATTAAATGCAAGGTCAACCCTTGGGCCCCTTAATAATCCAACCCCAACCGTTAGCGCAGCCGCCGTAAAACAAACGTGGGTTTAAATTTTTAAAGCTATAGTGTCGGTTCTTACCTGCTCCAGGAGACTGGTTTTCCCATATACCGTTAACCAAATCGAGGTCTCCATATGGGTCCTGAACCAGCCAGTAATTATTGCTATAACCCGAGATGGTTATGAAATGTCCGCCGCCACGGGGGGCGTCTACAGTGCCGTGATGAAGTATACCAACAGCAACGGGCTTACCTTTATCAATCTGATCTTTAATATCCTGTTCTTCTAAGTTCGTATAAAATTTTGCAGATACATTAAGAGCTTCTAACGCTTTATAGTGCGCGTCCCTAGTAGTTGTATCACCAAAACGGTCAACAACTTTAAAATAATCTGTATCATCTTTTATTCCTTTAACATTAAGGTATTTTAAACACATTGCAATTGAACTTGTCTGACACTGACGCCAGCCTTCAGGACCGTTATCTTTTTGATCAAAGAAAGGAAAGTTACGTAGATAACGTAAATCTCCGTCCTGTGCATAAGGATTTAGCTTTGGTGTTAATCCACTCCAATGGTCATCGTAAATCCACCATCTACCCATTTTGTTTCCCATTTCTAGCAAGGTATGTTTGTCTTTTTTTTCTAAAATCTGATTACCTGGGTAAGTGCGCCCCTGATAAACCTTTGCTTTACTATCATTAGCAAGTTCATCTGCAGGCCTCGGCTCTTTCTTAAACCAGGTTTGCTGAAGAGAAGTGACACTGATTGTTTTCACTTCCTTTTCTTGGTTATTAACAGAACAGAATAACTTAATTTCTTCTGTTCGGCGCCTTATTAATCCGGCTATACTCTGACCATCACCGCCTTTTGTCCATTTTACTAATTCCTGTGTTGCTGCAATATTGGTGTTCTCTCCGCTATTTAAACGTTTGCGCAAAGTAGATTCACCTAACGCACCGGCTCCAACATTATAAGTAAAACTTACAAGTGCATCGAATTGATTCTGATTTAAATTTATTGAAATTAATTTATTTACCGCTTGTTCAAAAGTATTTAAATCTTTTTGAAGTAATTGTTCAGCCTGTTGTTCTGTAATAGTTTGGCCAACGTATACATCATCTCCTGTGTGGCCATATCCTATTGTTAACACGCCAACCACGTCGTAATAAGCAGTAAGCCTGAGGCCTTCAAATTCTTTTATTAATTTTAAGCCTTGTGCAGATGTTTTCACAGTGGTGGCAAGTGTTAATACTAAACTATACCAGAAGTCGTTGTGCCTGAATTAAATGAAAGATAATCTATACCGCCAGAACCGGTAAAGTAATCCGTTGTACCAGAACCAATCACTGTATCTGACGTAACTAAGTTGTCACTAGCACTCTGCACAGGCCAAGAAGAATACTCAGAAGAGGTAACAAAATTAGCTAAATCATCTGTTGTTTTTGTAGCTTTAATTTTTGAAACTTTAAGCCCTGATGCGGTACGTATGTTTTCCCTCCAGGTTTTAACGGTCGGGTCTGTTTCCTTTCCGTTATCAACAGAGCGGACAATCATCCAGTCTGTCGGACTGAGTAACGTATTAGCAGTATACCTGGTTTGATCCACCCACTGAGTAACCAACTGGTCGTGGTCTTTAGGTATTCCTGGTGCCCAATAAAACCGTTGATCATAGTAAGGGGGATCAGGAACTTCAGTAATTCCGATTGCTTTGCGGTCTTCGGGGGAAGCAAATCGGATCCAGTTTGAAGGGTACTGGGTCCCATCCGGCGTCACAAACGGAGAATCTGGAGATATAGGCTTACCGTTTAAAAGAAACATTATGCTTCAGGTTTTTAATCATTGTAAGCCTTCTTAGCCCCTGTGGCGTAGGAAACCGAAGCCATCCTGGCACATTAACCGATTTTATGCTAAGCTAGGCCAACAAAATTCCCACCAATGACAACACTACTTGAAGCCTGGGAGCAATTCAAAACTGAAAGGGCCATTGCGCTGTGTCCGACTAGTTTGGTTGCAGACTACAGGCAGGTAGGTAACTGGTTAAACAAATGTCCAATTACAGATTTGAATGAAGGGAGAAAAATATTAACGTGGATATTAAGTCAAAAACCTGTTAAATCTAGTCGGCGTGTAACAATGTACATAAAATCGTTATATCGTTGGGCATCTAGTGAAGATGTCAGATTAATTGATAAGAACCCAATTGTTAGTTTTAAAATGCCAAAACCACCGCAGGAAGATGTAGATATTATTGTAATTCCACGGCAAGAAACAGAATTAGTTCTAAAAGCACTTGGATCAAAACAAGCCCGTAACGGGGCTAACTGGGCATTTTATTCTGAGTTTATGTTGCAAACTGCAATGCGTACTGGCGAAGTGCGTGCACTTAAATGGGAAGATATAAAAAAAAATAAAATACTTGTACACAGTAACTATACACTTACTCATGGATATAAAAATTCAACAAAAACAAATAGAAAACGGTGGGTTCCTTTAAATAATAGGTGCCAAGAAATCATGGAAGCTGTATCTAAAACCAATGAATATATTTTCCCTTGGAATAGATATGCGTTTCAAAGTTATTTTTATGATCGAATGAAAGAGTTACATGAAGAAAAACTTATTCAAAACAGGTATAGACCATATGACTTACGGCACACGGCAATTAGCCGGTGGATTGAAGCTCAGATTCCGGTAGCACAAGTTGCAAACTGGGCAGGTAACAGTTCGGAAGTTATTTGGAAGCATTATGTAAACGTTACTCAAGAGTATGAAATGCCTGTTTTGTAAGTTTGTTAAGCAATGTATTCATCATCAAAACAGAAAATCCTGTCAAGTTCAAGCCAAATGGCATTTTCTACTGCCGTGTGAATCGTTTCCTCACTCGGATTTTCGGTATGTTTATAGGCACGGCGATAACCGTCTCGAATGCCCCTATCTATAACATCTTCAAGAACTACGCGGGTTTTAATTTTCATTGTTGACTTATTAAATAGGGTTAATCAGCCTTACGACTAAGACTTATTAATGTTGTTAATACAGCCATCATAGATGTTATGGCCCTGCTGTCACTATCTGCACACGTTGGCTGAGCTTCAATAGCTTTACCTTCAGGAGTACCAACGTATCTAGAATACCAAGGCCATGCTATCGGAAAAACATAAAACCTACAGGCTGCCCATTGAGCAACAGTAAGCAACATGATCGAAGTTGCTGTGGCAAGTATTGAACGCCAAAGCCAGTTAGGCATGACCGCACGAGCAACTGTTAACTTAATTGTAACAAATGTTTGTTTATGTCTTAAATAATCTTATTAAGAAGAAGCTCTTTACAAAACCCATCTACCTGTATAAATTGGTGTGCCCTCAAAACCAAGCAACATGACTGACGAAGAAATCATGGACCTCATGTACGAACACGCCACGGCATTCAGTAGCTGTGTGCAGTTCAGTGAGCAGGGTGTGCTGGATTTTGCTCGTTCTGTACGTGATTTTGTACCAACGGTAGCAGAACAAAAACCCCCTGCATACACTGACGACTTATGGAAATTTCTAGAAAGTGCAGATAATTTCTGCAATAAACAATAATTTTTTTCCTGTTTCTTTATATTCGGCCTTGGCGCAGCTGCCAACACGACTTCTGTTTAAACAGGCTATACTGAATAAGTCAGGAAACAAAGATAAAACTTTACGATTCCTTACACTTCTGAAACCGAGATCACCGGAAGTAAATCATCTCTAATACCTACATCTGAGGGTGATGTAGGAATAACACAACCCGTTCGTCCCCCGAACTCATACCTACCCTTTATCAAGTGACTGCTTCAATTGCCTTACAAAGACAAACAAATCCCTGGCAACAATTTTGCCGTTGGGTAACTTCAACTGAAAATCGGTTATACATCGGTTGGTTTGGGGTTCTAATGATACCAACACTTCTTGCTGCTGCCGCCTGCTTTACCATTGCTTTTATTGGTGCTCCCCCTGTCGATATAGATGGGATCCGCGAGCCTGTATCTGGCTCTTTACTTTATGGAAATAACATTATCTCAGGAGCGGTTGTCCCCTCCTCAAATGCAATCGGATTACATTTCTATCCAATTTGGGAAGCTGCTTCCCTTGATGAATGGCTCTACAACGGCGGGCCGTTCCAGCTCGTCGTATTCCACTTCCTCATTGGCATCTTTGCTTACATGGGACGCGAATGGGAACTTAGCTATCGATTAGGAATGCGCCCTTGGATCTGCGTTGCTTACTCAGCACCTGTTGCTGCTGCGACTGCTGTATTCCTTGTATATCCTTTCGGTCAAGGTTCTTTTTCTGATGCGATGCCCTTGGGTATCTCTGGTACATTCAACTACATGTTGGTGTTCCAAGCTGAGCACAACATTCTTATGCACCCCTTCCACATGCTCGGCGTAGCCGGTGTGTTTGGTGGCAGCTTGTTTTCTGCAATGCACGGTTCACTGGTTACCTCCAGCTTGGTGCGTGAAACCACCGAATCTGAGAGCCAGAACTACGGCTATAAGTTTGGCCAAGAAGAAGAGACCTACAACATTGTCGCTGCTCACGGGTACTTTGGAAGACTTATTTTCCAGTATGCTTCGTTCAACAACAGTCGTTCACTTCACTTTTTCTTAGCTGCTTGGCCGGTTGTTGGCATCTGGTTCACTGCTCTAGGTGTTTCTACAATGGCGTTTAATCTTAACGGATTTAATTTTAACCAGTCAATTGTTGACAGTCAGAACCGTGTTGTATCAACTTGGGCGGATATTCTGAACCGTGCTGGACTTGGTTTAGAAGTCATGCATGAAAGAAATGCTCACAACTTTCCTTTAGATCTTGCTGCTTCTGAGTTAACTTCTGTCGCTCTCACCGCACCTTCTATTGGTTGATAAATAAATTAACAGTTCTTAAGACCTTCTTCGGAGGGTCTTTTTTATTGGTAAGATGCCCATAAAGATTGTTAAACAATCTCTTTTATGTCGTATATATAGTGATTAGATGTTTCAAACAATCTAGTGTTTTCAACTGAGTACACAGTAGTGTCTATTTCATATCCAGGATTTGCAGAAATACGATTAAAAGTCCATGCACTGTCGTACCATAAAATTCTATTGTTTGGGTAGGCATAATAATTTCCAGTCTCGACTTTAAATAAATGAGCGCACTTATGCTCTGGCGTTTCTGAGTAGTTAAAATCCGTCATGCCTTTATTTTCAAACGCCCAATCAAGCGTGAACATATAGTCACCTTTCACTTTTATACCATCTGGACGGATAAGATCTGCTTTCAATCCAGCAAGGCGATTTCTTCGTTGAACATCTACGTAAGAAGAAAAGCAATCCCAGTACATAATCTGATTAAGAGGCTCTATTACAGCGTCTGGTTTCCAACAAAGTGAATGTAATGGCCTACGAGTCCAATTTACTCCGTTTTCTAAGAAGCATTCAAACAGAGGAACTCTTTTCTCCATTGACGCAACAGAATGAACGTCACAGCGCGACACTTCTCCTTGTCCTTTCTGGTGGTTGTACAAGAATTCATTACGGATATAGCAAGACCAATCAGGTAGGTTGTGATTTAAGTAAGACATCTAACGGCTGAGATACTAAAAAAGATTCCTTATTATAACTAGAATTCTCAAGATAGCTGCTCTATCTTCATAAGGTTTTTACCAGCAAGATAGCTATGGAGACGATTAGCAAAAAGTGCATATGGAGCCTCCCCTGTTTCTAGTGCAGACGTAACAGCAACGCGCCACATTATCTCCTGCCTTTCAGGAGTAGGCAACGGTTTTAATAGATTGTCCTTGTTCTCTACAGAATCAGGTGGGATTGTTTTCACAACGTACTGAGCAATAACTCGGTAACAACCCAATGCTTCTTCTGTATCCATTCCACCATTTATCAGATCAACAGCAGCTTGCAGGACGTCGTTTTGTTGTGGTGTCATTTAATGTTCCTTTTCAGGAATAAAATCGGAATTTATCCGTTTATAAGTGTAAAATTTACCGTTCGGTAATACTATGGTTACCCTCGTTACAAGGAAGTAGTGTATTTTGAGCAAGAAGCTTTTTGGCTTCCTTGAATACCAACTCTAGCTCATCAGCGTCAATGCGTACGTAATGGTCTAGATCATCGCCTAATTCACAAATTTTTACAAAACCTCCTGCACCTTCGTCGTCAATAGAAATTTGTAAAATTCCGCGGCCATGAACAGGGTTTATATCTTTTCGATGGATAGAAACTGTGAGAATAGTTGCTACTGGAGTAGGGTCAGTCA